GCCTTCCTTGGCGATCTTACTCTATTCCTCTTCTGGTGAAGTTGCATCTGTGCCAGTCTTGTCTGCAACATCTTTAATCAAATTAGATGTTACATCCAACACACCTGCGGTCACACCAAAGACATCGGAACCGACACCTTTAATAACACCACCAGTACCGTCAATGGTTGCATCGACAGTTGAGCAAGCAGATAAAACTAATGCGAATGCAATTGCAATAAAACGCATAGTATTTTCCTGTTTTCTAGATTACTGGATGACCAGATTCCGAAAGCTTACCCATATAGGGCATCCCCCCACTGTTACTTTGTCCAGTTCGTGAACACACTTATTTATACGCATAAAAAAAGGGAGCCCGAAGACTCCCTAAAAACGACTAGTAAACTAGTTCTAATTTTTATATGTTACTTAGACTTACGATGTTACCATCAAGTTGTCTACGCGCATGATGCGGTAGTACGTGTTGATGCCCGCAGTAGCAGCGATGTTCTGCTCGCCTGCTGGAGATACGAATGGGTTTGCAGCCATTCCGTAACGAGTCTTGAAACCAATCTTAGGTTGGAAAGTATCTTCTGATACTGCCTTAACCATCTGTAGTGGTACGTATGGGCAATAGAATACACCGGCGTCATAAGCGTTTGCACCCTTATATCCGACAGTAATGTAATCGATTGATGCATATGGATCGATGTAAACTTTCATCTTACCGTTTAGAGTACCAGCAAAAGTATTACCAGTATCATCTACAGAAAGACCAGCGCCTACTTGATAGTCCAACTGACCAGAAGCAGCAAGTGCAGTAGCAACGTCTGAAGAACAGATTACGATGTTACCCTTACCACGACGAGTTGACTTAGCAATCTCGTTCGCTTCACGATCTAATTGAATTACTAGACCTTTGAACTTCTCTGCTGACCAACGACCGTCTGCATCAGCAGTTAGATCGAATACGCCTTTAGAAGCGATTGATGCTTGTTGTGCACCTAGAACAGCTTGAGTGTTTACTGTACGAACTACTTCACGGTTGATTTCCGCTAGGATCTCAGTCGAAAGAATGTTCGCAAGCTCTGTCTCTGCGTCAAGACCGTGGATTGCTTTCAAGTCTTGTGCAAGTTCTAGAGAGTACTCTGCCTTCAATGCGCGTGACTTAGCAACAACAGATTGCTTCTCGATTGAGAAACCCATCTCTTTGAAAGATCCGTCAACTTCACCTAGAGATTCAGCTGCAGAAGTTTGCATTGGGCGACCTGCCGCGTCTACAGAACGACCTGAACCGTCTGTAGCATCAAATCCAGACATACCTGATGAATCACCAGATTGTGAGCTTGTTGCTGAGCCAGAGAATGCTGAGTTTGGCTCGTCTAGACCTAGTGCTTCTGGTCCATCTTGTGACGTGTAGTGTGACTTCATAGCGAAGATCAGACCAGTTGGTCCTGACATTGGCTGTACACCACATACATCATATGCCATTAGGTTAGGCATTGCACGACGTACTAGAGAGATTAGAACTGGATCCCAGTTAGAAACTGCTGAGCCAGTTGCGTTAGTTGGAGCTTCCGCAAGGAAACCCTGAGAAGCTGAACGCTCTTCCATTAGAGCCTTCTCTTGGTTTTCTAGGATAGCAGCAGTAACTGCTTTACGGTGGTGATCTTGGATCTTGCCAGCTGATTCTTCGTTAAGAACTGGCGCCCACTTTTCGATCAATTGATCGTATGAATTGTTCATTGTTAGATTCCTTATTTCTTAGAGGTTTTTCTTAGAGCAGTGATGTAACCTTCCATAGATGGAGATACTTCAAATTCTTCTTCAGCGTCATCTGCGACTACTGATTCTTCGATTTGCTCTGGGATTTCTTTTGAAAAGTATGACTCTTTGACAGTGTTTACTTTTGCAGTGAATGTCTCTTCACTTTCAAAATCAACTGATTCTAATAGTCCTTTTAACTTTTCCGCTTGGGTGTCTGCCAGTTCACGAGTTGCTTCAGCGATGATTGACTCACGCTTATAAGTTTCAAGTTCCTCAGCAAGTGAAATTGCATCACCAGTAGTAGAGTTTAGCTTCTCTTCTAAATCTTCCACTTGGCCTGCAAGTTCGTCAACTAGGTCTACCTTAGACTCTGGTACTTCGATGTAAGACTCTACGAATAGGTCCTTCATCTTGTCCATGAACCCTTCAGCAATTTCGGTACGTAGACCGTTTTGAATTGCTAACTTGTTCTCTTCCATCCAAGATTCAACTACATAGTTAAGGTAAGAATCGACTTTACCGACTAGGTCAGTTTTAATCGTTTCGACTTCTTCAGCAAGTTCTTCAGCATATTGCTCTTCAAGACGTGTAACTTCTTCGGACAACTTTGTTTTAACAGCTGCTTCAAAAATTACGGATGTCTTTTCCTTGAACTCTTCTGATAGAGTTGCTTCACCGTCAACGATTGCTGCAAGTTCAGACTGTGTGTCTGTCTCTTCTGCAATAACGTCTTCTAGGTCAGTACCTTCCATCATTTTAGAATAGGCAGCTTGTAGGTCGCCTTTTTTCATTTTATTTAAGGACTGGTACATCGCATTGATCATACCTGCCTTAGTTTTTGGTAATGAAGCCTTAGAAGTTGCGTTTGCCGCTTTGTCTACAGATGCAATAGACTCTGGCTCTGATACTGCTTGAGCGTCGGTCTTCACAGCGCTAGCTTTAGGGGCTTGTGCTTCTTCGAGAGTTTCCTCCACGATTTCGTTAGTTTCAACATCTGTATCGCGGATTTCAACTTCGACTTCTTGATTAAGATCAGTCATAGATGACTCCTTATAGTTTAGATTTGATTAACGAGAGGAAATTCTTGAACTCACGTATTTGCACTTCTGGACGATGTGCAATCGGTGCTTGCTTGATTTCAGTCTCTATCTCTTCAATGACTTGAGGTTGCAGAATTCCGTTATTCCATACCCAGTCGACACCTTCCATAATCCCATTAACGAAAGCTTCAGGCGCACTTGGATCCTGTACAATATCTACAGTATTAAGAATAAAGTCTTCTTTGACGTACATGACGCCATTTTTGCTCTCAAGACTTCCCATACCACGAGTTGACACGCCTAATTGGACACCACCTTCTAAGAGACCTTTTACGATCTTACCCATAGGAGTGTCTAATATTTGTGCCTTTCCGACCACATCCGTACCTTCTAGTTTAAGGTCTGTGATGAGGTGCGAAACCTTGTCCAAGTTAACAGTCGGCCCTTCTGGGTGATTCAATTCACCTACGGCGCGTTTCTTGCTAACTTGGTCTTCAACGTATTTATTTACCGCATTCTCCATAATGGCCTTTGGGTAAATACGTCCGTTACGATTCTTTTTGTCTGCTTGCGCAAATACACCTTCAATGACGAAATTTTTCTCACCATTCTCTTTAGCTTCGACGATACACTGAACGTCGTTTTCTACGTATTCGCTAATAAGTTTCATTTTACTTACCTAAGTCTTTGAGGACTTGCTTCGCGGTTGATTCCGCTTCTTTCTGCGACTTGAATGTATCAACAGAATCTCCATCTATAGAAAGATGAAATCCTTTACTAGTCTTTGTGATAACGACAGGATACTTGGACATCTTTTTATTGAAGACAACCTTGTCTTTAGCTTCCCGTAAATTTTTAAATGTTTTCACAATTAGTCCTCGTTTAGGAGTATTTATACAAAAAAGTATTTATAACGAAAAGTTATTCGCTTTCTTCGCTTTCTGTATAATCCTCTTCCTGCCCCAACTCCGCTTCTAAGGCGGTATCGAACGCAGCATCGACTTCTTCGTCACTCAATTCTAACTGTTCTGGTTCTATTCCATTGAACATTTGATCGGCGACAGCGACTTTCTCTGCGTCTAAAGTATCTTGTACTTTTGAAGCTAAAATGTCTTTAAACAAAGTCTCTGCATTATTAAAGTCAGCTACACCCAAAGCATTAACTAAGTCTAGTGTTGGGTTTGCTTCAACTTCTTGTTCTACTGCTAAATCTAATTCACTCATTATCTAATCCTATTTTTTCAAAGTCATCGAAACGATCTTCTTGACCATCCCAGTTTAAATCACTATGTTGTGCTACGTACTCTCTGTAACTCATTAGTACTCTTCTTCTGCTTCACCGTCACCTTTTGCGTTCTCTGATTCAACTTGGTCCGACATATCTTTTATGTCTTCATCGTTGAACAGCATCACGTTCTTCATTACCCACTCACGTGAGAAGTACTCGCCAACATAACTAGAGATTTGGTCCATAGTTTGTAGACGCTCGCGTAGAAGTTCAGCGTCCTTCATTTCAGTGAAGTGGTTGTCTCTAGAGAAGTCAACCTGTATCTGACTCTTCCATGAATCCCAGTCTTGTTCTGTACATATAGCTTTAAGAAGTAGTTGTTTCTTCAGGATACCAATGAACAGGTGGGCAAACTTTTTACGCAGACGGTCAATGAACTTTTGGAATTTGACTTCGTCACGATTAATTTCTGTAGTACGACCCAAAGAGAACTGCGACTCTTGCTCCAAACGAGACATTGGGACGTTTAATGAGCGATATAACTTCTTTTGGAAATAAATGATATCGTCAATTTGTCCTAGGTTTTCTCCGCCCGGCAAGGTACTTATCTCTGTACCACGACCACCTTCTCGACGTGGTAACCAGAAGTCCTCTAACATAGACATATGTTTGCGGTCATCTTTGATCTCACCGCTGTTTGCGTCATAGACAATCTTATTACGATAGCGAGACATGATATCTTTCAGGTGTTGTTCTGCTTTACCCTTCGGTAAGTTACCCACGTCAATATAGAAAATACGACGTTCAGGTGCACGTGCCATACGATAGATGACAAGAGAGTCTTCCATCATACGTAACTGATTAACTGGTTTCATTGCCTTCTGTAGATAGGACAGTACACGCTTCTTACTGGTATCTAAGAGACCTGAAGTGACATACGAAACAGAATCCGGAGTCAGTTT